GAAGTTGTTCGAGCAATTCACGCCGAACGTTTCGTACCATTTGATCCAGGCGCGGCGATGCAGACCAATGTCGTTCAGCATGATCGCGAAGTGCTCGGCATATTCGTCCGGCACGAGCAGCCATAGCGAGCCATCAGGGAGCAGCGTGTCAGTCGCTTTACACAGCCAGTCGTCGCACCATTCCAAATACTGCTGGTCCGGCAACCTGTCTGCCTTCTGTCCGTCGCCATAATCAACACCGATGTTGTACGGCGGGTCAGCAAACACGAGTCGCGCGTTCTCGACCAGCATCAACTCCTCGCAGCAGTCGCCGAGCACCACCTTCCAGTTCGATTGCTTCGCAGGTTGCGACTTGACCTCAGCCGCCTTCTGCTCGAGCTCGCGACGCTTCTGCTCGCGCTTCACTTCCTGCTTGGCCTGCGTGACTTTTAGCTCACCGCTCTTAATCTTCTCGAACGTCTCCGGCGATTCAGCTTTAATCTTCTTGGCGTCGCTAACGTAGCGCGGACTGACGCCGACCTTACTTGCCGCCTTTTCCGATGCCTTGCCTTGCTCCGATAAAGAGGGCATTTGTGCCCTACTTTTCGGCGGCCGCCCCTTGGGTGTGACTTCTGGCTTTTCAAAATGCGGCAGCAGCTCAACCGCCACCGCCGCCTTCTGACTTGGCGTCAGGTGACGACGCTCGCCGTTCAGGGCCCAGACGTATTCACCAGGCGTTTGGCCCTGGAGGTCGATGTCGACAAACTCCGGCTCGACGCCTGCGATCTTGCACGCCTTGAGCCGGTGCCGTCCGTCGATGACCTTGCCCTTGAACAGCTCGATGGGAACAAGCAGTCCGTTCTGCTTGATGCTCGCGGCGAGCTCGTTCAGCTCGTCGGCCTGCATCTCCGGCAACGCTTTCGCAGCAGGGTGAATATCCACGCAAAGCCTCCGTGCGACGTTCCGTCGCCGTTTCGATTCCTGGAAGGCTTTCGCTTGGCAGAATGCCAAAAAGAAAGCCGACGATGAGTCGCAGCGCTACGGCTGCTTGTCATGTCGGCTGATGTTATCGAATTCAATTACACCCAGTCAAGAGTGTTTTTCTCAGCTCGCGATTTTTTGCGTCTTCGGATCGGCCAAAAGCCTTTCGAGTGGGACACTTACGGCTACAGAAATTTCCTCGCACCGGTCGATACTGGGCACGTTTTTGCCTTGTAGCAAGTTGGAAATGTACGCCGGAGAAGTGCCGATTACGCCAGCAAGCGAGCGCACGGACAAACCCTGTAGCTCCATTGCCACTTTCACGTTGTGCCGAAAGTTGTCGAAGTACTTCACAGTTTCCATTCCCGCATGTTACTATTTGCAGTGCCACTTGGAAAGGCACATGTCATTCCGTCAATTTTCAAAGGAGCTGCGTCGCCTTCGACCTCGTTGAATTCGAAGTGCACAATGCCGCCCCGGTCCTTGATTCGGAGTAGCGTGAATGGCGCGAACGAGATTTCGTCGGTCATGCAATGCATGGCCAAGTTGTCGATTAGTTCCTGGACGGTCCGTGGCTGGACTGGCGCAGGATGGTTAACTGTTATCTGCCTTTTGGAGTGTCCCATGCCGATCCATGCCCCCGTGCTGGTGATTTCAAAAACCATTCTTGTCGCCGCAACGGATGATCCGGATCGGTTCATCGTGCTCGTGTACGTCAACGGGAAGCTTGACGCTTCCTACATGGCTACCGACTTGGCCACCGCGAAGAGTCTTGCGATGGACATTGCCAATGACGACTGCCCTCGGTGTTCTCGCATGGCGCTGCTTCGCGAGCGTCCTGCACTTACTTAACCCTCAACTTCCGTCAATTTTCAAAGGAGATGCCCATGTCCGAATCCCAACCCAACGAACTTCCGCAGGATATAGCCCACGCTCGCCGCGAGGCGATCTGGGCAGCGAATCGCATTCTCGAGAAGCAGTGTCCATCGGCTGAGCAGGTCATTGACTTCGCGGGGGAAATCGAGGCGTACCTGCTTAATCGAGGCGTACCTGCTTCGCCCGGTTGCCGAATAGTTGCACCAATCGCGATCGTTCCCGATTTTCTTTTCACTGAATCAAAGGAAACTCCCATGTCCGCCGATTACGCCATTCCCAGCACTCGCAAAACGACCGAACACCTGACCTACTTGATCCCAAACATCACCATGCGTGTCATGATTGATCGAGAAGAGGACGAACCGGAACTACATCTCACAAACGAAGAGCTGCAAACGATCGTGCGGCACTGCAGATCCGACGCGATTCTCCTTTCGGCTGAAAGTGTTCGACGCATTCTCAAAGAAGAAGGTTAGGTCGCCTTCGGCCTGTCTTCCTCCAGCGCTTCGACTACTTCCTTGACTAAGCTCGTTATCATCTCGACCGCTAGGCCTATGTCTTTCGTTCGCTTCAAATCGTCAAGCCGTAGGTTCGCTTCGTCGATCGTCATTTAATCCGCCCCCTTACCTAAAAAGGAATGGTCCCCATGTCCGCTGACAAACAATCGCTTTCCCCCGACACGCGCGCGATGATCCGTGAGAACGCCATTCGCCAAGCTTTGCTGTTGAAGAGGGTCGCCCCGGCTGAGACGCAGGGCCGCTCGATCATTGAGATCGCGGCCGAGATCGAGGCATTTGTGACTCGCCCCGCGGTGTCGGTATCTATCGGGTGACTCGTTTTCATCTGACCTCTCCGTAACCCTCTGACATAGGATCCTCCGATGAAGACATTGAAAGTTGGCGATGGACCCGATGAGGTATGGTTTAGAGTGCGGGCCGACGCTGCCGACTGTAAAAACACCAGTCATCGAACGACTGAAAAGTGGGCGATACTGGACTCCAACGGTAGGGTTTACTGCGTAGAGACGGGGCATCCGTTTCGCCCAGCATGAACTAAGCTTAGGACGTAGGGACCGCGGAGGCGTGGATCAGGGAGGTTTACTGGCTCGACCTGAATGATTTCCCACCCATGTTCGTTCAAGAATTGGCGGATACCTACCGCCTCCGGAACCTGCGTTCCGCGTCCTCGGATTCAATCCGGCTCTGGAACATCTCCCTTCGTATGTTCGATCGCTTCCTAGGCCGGCAAGCGACCACTGATGACTTCGACGATGACGTCATGGCGCGCTTCGTCGTCTGGCGGCGCCAAACGGTGTCAGCTGGCACCGTGAACCGGGACCTCGGCAGCCTGCTGGCCCTCTGGCGATGGGCGCACCGAACCGGTCAGGTTGCGCGATGGCCGCAAGTGGAGCTGGAGAAAGTGCCAAACCGGACGCCGATCGCCTGGACCCAGGATGAATTCAATTTGCTGCTATCCACCGCGAAGCAGTCCCGTGGATTCGTCGGATGCGTCCAGGCGTCCGACTGGTGGACGGCGTTACTGTTGACGCTGTTTGACACGGGTGAGCGGATTAACGCGGTTCTGCTGTTGAGCTGGTCAGCTGTGCAGTTGGACTCCGGCTGGGTTCGATTCCCAGCAGAGGCCAGGAAGGGGCAGCGCGAGGACAGCCTTGCAAAGATCCATGAAGACACCTGCCAGGCAATCACCAAGCTGCGGGGCAAATGCCGAGAAAGAGTCTTTGACTGGCCTTACACCCGCAACTACATCTGGAAGCTGTACGGCGATCTGCTCACGCAAGCCGGGCTGCCCAACGATCGCAGCCGCAAGTTCCACTGCGTCCGGAAGACGACCGCGAGCTACGTCGAGGCAGCTGGCGGGAACGCGACCAACGCTCTGAGACATTCCAGCCGAAAGACAACGCTCGCCTACCTGGATCCCCGCATCGTGCAGCCGGCGCAGGCGACGGATTTCCTCTGGCGGCCGGAATAGCTACGGCATCCGGTTGATCAACGAGTCAACCGATTTCTGAATCTGTGCTAGACGAGACTCGAGCGTGTCGAACCGCTCGGTGATCTTGACCTTGTCCGCCTGCCAATCGGCAACGCGGACGTGATCGGCCCGTAGTTGCTTGATGGCGGCCAGCAGCTCGCCCTTGGTCAGCGAGACATCGTTGCGGACCGCGTCGAGCGACGTGGCCATGTTGGTGAGCGCGTGCGAATGATCCTGCAGGACGCGCACCACCTCGCTCTGCTCATCGAGCTGCCGTGCTGCGACCATCTTCCAGGTGCTGGTCGCCCAAACTTCTTTGACGACGAATGTGACGGCACCGCCGCCAAGCGTCAGGCAGGCAGCGATCACCAGCAGAGAGATTTTGCCGATGTAGACCATCTCCCCATTCGGCTCCTGCTTCATCCCAAGCCACTTTCGTTCACGTGTCATCGGATCGCCTTTCGCTAATCCGTGAAGTTGTAAGTGTCTGCCTGCGTCTGCAGACTCACGGCGGCACTGGACGCCGGATCAAAACCGCTATCGGTTGATGTTCCGTCTGCCTGATACCCTCGCAGGTTGTTCCCCGTCATCAGGACCTGCGTTGGATTGAATACCGTACCGCCAACCGAGAATTTGTTGGTCGTCTTTTGCAGATCATTGAAGGTGATGCGAATGTTGTCGGGCGTCGATGACTCAATAAAGATTGCACTCGCGCCTTCACCGGAAGCACCCTGCCCGCAGTTGTTGAACTCGCAGTTGCTGACGACGTGGCCTTCTCCGTGCTCAAGATAGACGCCCGATCCGACGCAGTCATCAATCACACAATTTCGGATCCTGCATCTGTCCAGTCCACGCGTACCACCGGCAGCGTCTTCGATGACCATGATGCCACGCCAGCAGTTCCGGATGTTGCAGTTTTCGACAACGTTATCCTCACCCTGGATGTAGATTCCGTTCGTCAGTCCGGATCCGATGACAGTGCAGTTTCTGAAGATCGTCGCGCGTGACCGAGACTGAAATCCTCGATTCGACGCCCCGTTGATCGGTACCAGTGGATTGGCTTCGCTTGGCGCGACGGCAACGCAGTTCTGAAACGTAACAGCGTACCCCGCCTCGTGCGTGTCGAATGGCACGAGGCTGGATGTGGCGGACCCGTTCATGGATGCCTGCACGTTGTCGACCACCACGTTCCGCGGCGTACCCCAGCGAACACTGCCGGTTGATGGAGCCGTCGTGGTAAACAAGTGTCGGCAGCCGACGCCAACCGAATCGGAAAACGTGAATCGGTTCACCAGTCCCGCGATGACACCGTAACCCTCGCCCGAGTCGTACGACTTCTTGTTCTGAATCACGCAGTTCGTGACGAGGCAATTTGCCGAGTAGTTGAACAGTGCTTCGTTGGGCGCCGGGGCCTCCCACTTTACGTTTTGCACCACGACGTTTTCGCATGTCCGGAAGTCCAACGATGCGAGTGTTGGTGCCGCGGATCCCGACCAGCCGAGCGTGATGTCCTGCACGGTAATGCCGGAAAGCATGTCGAGCTTGACGATCCGGGGATTTACCGTGAGCGGATCGATTACGACGTCATCGAAAATAACGTAATCAGGTCCGTCGATCGTATGGGTTCCGCTGCCAACCGACGTAATGTTGATGGCCGTCCCGCCCGGTGTTGCCGCCAGCTTGAACGTCGTCGAAAACTTCCAGTAGTGGACGCCGGTACCGGCCGAGGTGAGATTTACCGCTGCGCCACCATTGGTCAGAGAGAGCTGGAACGTGTTGGTTGCGGCATTGATGACGTAGTAGCTTGTACCAGCCGTCAATCCTCCGGGTAGCGTCGCACTGCTCACGACCGTCACGATCTGCCCGTTTGATCGACCATGTGCTGTGCTCGTGATCGTCTCGGTACCGGTGTCGATGCTTTCGAGGCGGCCGGTAACGTAGTTCGAGTCCCGCACGTAGTACTCACCGGCCGCGAGCCCACCTGGAAACGTACCGGATGTGGCAACAGTGACGACCGTATTATCGTCCAGATGGTGCGATTGGCTCGTGCAGACATCCGTGCCGGCGTCCACGGTGAATGACTGCGGCGAGCTCGTCGCCCGAAACTCCTTGACCTGATGCACCTCCGCGGGTGAATGTTCAAGCGATGGAGAGAACGAGAAGCCCGTCAACACGTCATCAGCAAGCACGCAGAACCAATCACCTGCTGCGAGAAATCCCCCGGGAACTTCGAGCGTCGAGGCTGACGCGGCTGTCGGGCTGATCTTCCTTGACGTCTGCGAAAATACGCTGTAGTTGCGATTCCAGCCGATACTGGCATTGTCAACTAACTCTATCTCCGGATCCGTGCCAAGCCTCCCGCGGATCGATACCGGCGCGAGGAAGTTGTGCGATGCGTTCAGCACGCATTTACCTACGATCTCGACCGCGCCTCTTCCCTTCGCATTGAGAGTCGACACCGCAGCCGCAAACCTAGCGTTATCGATCGCGGCGACTCCAGCACCTCTAATCGTGATCGTGTCCGTCGAATTTGGCGGACCACGCAGTGCAACTACCGCACGGAAGCTCGACACGCCGACGCGCATGACCACCAGCACCGGGACAGATTCCTCGACCGCATCAGCCGGCTTCACGGGAACATAATCTCCCACCGACGCGTCCCAGTAGACGTAGCGACCGCTGGTAGAGACATCGTACGACGCGCCGCCCTCGAGCATTGAGACCGGCACATCCACCACTCCGCCCATCGGCATCACGCGGATGTTATCGACATCGATGGCTTGGACAAGAACCCAGTCCACTCGATGTGCACTGTTGGTGTCATCATAGATCGACGTCCCATGCAGTGGCTTACCGACGTCCCCGCTCACAAGACCGTGGGATGTCGCCTCAATCACTTGCGACTGAACCGCAAGCTGGATCTGATCGAGGCCGATGTCCTTTCCGATGCCTGGCGTAGACGCCTGGATGTCCGCAGCATAGATCCTGATCTTCGATGCATCAGTGACATCATTAGCGTTGAGGTCGGGAACGGATGGGTCGCTAATTCGCTGCCCAAATGCCACGCTGGCCAGCAGCAGTACTGCGATGATGGAACGCATTGTCACTGCAAGTCCCTTTGGAAATAGCTTCCGGTGCGTGTCACCGCAACGAGCGCAGCCCACGACGTCCAGTTCGATCACGTCCATTTCGTTGATCCTCGTTCGCCGATTCGCGATGCGGGTGGGGGTTAGGGGTTAGCTCCTGTGATCCCAGTGACGTTGACAACCGTATCAGCGGTGACCGTTGTGTTGGTGCCGTTGTCGCTGAACAACACATTGATGAGCGAAATAGGCGATGCACGAAAACTAGTATTTTCAGCAAGCGCAACGTCAATGCAATTTTTGAAAATAGCGTTATGAATTGCAAGTTGCTGAGTTGTTCCGTCAGTGTATAGAGCACCACGTGGATTGACCCCGGAAAATACGACGCCGACGTTATCAAAAACGACGTCGTCATAGAGCAAGTTGTCGTTGTACGCCAAGCAGTGACCGTAGCAGTCCTTGACTCGCATCCTCCGGTAGACCTGATTGGTGCCCAGCAACCTAATCACGGATGCCGTAGAAAACTGAGACGAACCATACCAGTTTGTAATTTCCAAACCGTCAAACGTGCAATTGCTTCCGCTAAACACCCCACTCGATGAGTCGTTTGAGAAAATTGCGGCATTTTGCCGTGAGGTTCGCGGCCCGTTTTTCATTTTAAGATTCTCAAACTCTAGACCAGTGGCGTTTAAGTACACACCGAGCGAGTTGTCGAATGTTATATTTGCGAATCGACAGTTTTCAAACCCGCCATAGCCCGTGTTTGCATCGCTCCAGTACCCCGACGACATGCTTGATTTAAAAGTCGTGTTACCAAGAGGATAGATGCCAACGTTGTTCTTGACCACGACTCCATCAATGTCCACGTTCCTGACTTTGAGGCCATTGGTTGCCGAGTACACTGCTATCTTGCTGTAACCAGTCGTCCAGTCATCGACAGTTCCGTTGCACTCTATCACCACGTTTCTGATTCGGACGTCTTCACAGTCCGCACCATTGATTGCTGCCAATGCGATATCTTCGTCGTGCGCAAGTTGCCCCCACGGCTCGTTTGCGAAATGTGAAATAAACGCATCGGTAACAATGAACTTGCGTGGCGCAGAATACAGAAAGAAACACATGACGTTTTCGCCGCGGAATCCTCTGATTTCGATATCGTGCGTGTCACCGTTTGCTTGATTGCCCCTGTTAATTACAAAGCAGTTGCGAAGCATGTTTCGCATTTTCAGGTCAATGAACTTCAGCCCATAGCCGTCCCTTGCTGAAAACGCCCCGCCACCATTGATTCGTATCCCAATTCCAAACGGGCCTGATCGAAACAGCGTTGACCCTGTTCCGACCAGCGTGAAACCAGAGAACAAACAGTTGCGGCAGCCCTCCATCACGATCATGTCGAACACGCCGGGAACTAACGATGTGATCGTCCCGTTGCCAGACATTTCGAAGTCGTCCAGCCCGTTCAGCCACAGCGAACTCCCAATGGAATAATCACCATCAATAACGACCTTTTGCCCATTGGACGAATTCACCATTCGCATTATCGCTGGCTTGCTGTCGGACGCGCCTTTGATTGCACCGAACGTCTGCGGCGTTACGTCCTTTGTCTTTCGCAGCAGGAACCGACCAGTTCCGCTTGTTCCATTGAACATGGAATCCAATGACAACACACTAGCACATGTTGAATCAACCATCGGCGACACTGAGTTGAGTGTTGCTGTTCGAGTCGATCCAACGTAATCGGTAATTAGCCGCGTCTGCTCGGTATTTCCAAGTTTGTACGTCGTTGATGTGTCAACGACAATTTGCGGCGCGGCACTGAGTGTTGCAACCTTCGTTGTCCCGTTGTAGTCAGAAACTGTAACGGAGTTCTGACTGCCTGCTGCCACAATCGTCCATGTGCGACCCGTCAACGACATGGTGATCGTATGGACGCCGGAACCGGCCGACCCAAGGTCGATTGCTGCACCGCCAGCAGTTAGCGATAACTGTACTGTTGTTGCTGTTCGGTTGATCACGTAATAATTCGTAGCGGCAGACAGGTTTGTCGGAAGAGTTGTCGTTGATGAAACCTGCACGATATCGCCGTTCTGGAGCGAATGGCCGCGCAGGTTGAGAACATCTGTAGAATCGTTTGCGGTGAAATTCCATCCAATCGGCATCGACTGTACTGTGGCCGTCCGGGTGGAGCCAACGTAGTCCGTGATTTCCCAAACACCATCTACGCCGCTGATTTTAATAAACCGCTTGTTGTAAGCATCGTCAGTGCTCTTGCCAGTTCCGAGAAGTACCGATGTTGCAGAACTGCTGGCTTGAACCGTGCCAGTTTCTTCGGCTTGGTAAAAGACAATGCCGCGTCCGTTGTAAAAGTCGTCAGACGACGATGCACCGGCACCAAGCGTCACCGAAGTCTGGCTTGCAACCGCCGCAAGCGTTCCAGTGGCTTCTGGAACGCTGATTGAGACGTATTTGCCATTGTAAAAGTCATCGACTGCCGAAGCCGTGTTGGCAAACCGTACCGTATTGCCGACGCTAACTGCCTGCAGGTTTCCAATTGCCGAATCCCAGGATAGCGTGCCACCGACGCCCGGCATCACAAACCCACCATCGACCGTGGCCGAACTTAACGAGTCGTAAATGTAGTCTTCGTTGCTCCCGTCCCCGATGGTGTGAGACGCAGAATAGCGGTTCGTTTTTACGACCTGACCATTCCTGACACCTGATAGTTCGAGCATGTCTGCGACTGTGTCCACATAAACGGGACGCGGATCAGCAGCATTCACAGAGATGTAACGACCGACGCCCATTCCGGTTGCTGTTACGACATGCACCCCATCCGCCGTGGCCGCACTGGCCGCGTCGTAGCGGTAGAGGTTCGCGCCGATACCTGGGTGAGCGTCGTCGTACGCGAGCGTCTGGAACACCTGCCCTTGCTTGGCGTTGTTCACGGCCTTCATGGCCTCGACGTCAGCTACCACGCGCACGTCGCCAAGCTTCTTCAGTTCGGAAACTGATATTTTCTTGCTATTGCCAGAGGCTGTCACCCCGAAGAACACATCGGCGTCATCCGCGACATCGACAGCGTTGATCGGATCTTGCTGGGATATTCGTTGCCCGGTTTGTCCGAGTACCTGGACCGCGAATAGCAGCAGAATCACGATGGATAGACGTCGGAAGCTCATGTTCTTAACCCTCGAATTCGATCTCAGTCCCGTCTTCATTCAGCAGCGGCGATCCATCCTCACCAAGAATCGTACTCGGCGGATCGCCTCCACCATCTTCCCAAACAGCAGGCGTTCCATCTTCCCACAGATGAGGCGTCCCATCTTCCCAGATCCACGCGTTCTCGCCGCCCGGAGATGGCGTGAACGCGCCGGCGTCGGCGGTCGGCAGCAACATGATGCGAGCGCGTGACATCGTTAGCCCTTAGTCGTGATTCCGACGTCGACCGAGTTATTCGTTCCGCTCGATGCGACAATCTTCACTTCGTGTGCGGGAAACAGCGCCGTCGGAGCTTCCCGTGCTTCGTTCGCTGCCACGGTGATCGTTAGGGCGTCGCCGTTCGCGTTTTTGATGATGTTGTAAACGCCGTCGACTGGATTTTTCGAATAGAAGGTCAGATCCGCGCTGGTCCACGTCGAAGGCGTGTGGATCATCAAGCTTCCGTCGTCCTTGAACGCGATGACCGCCGTCGTAGAAATGCTGTTGGTGATGCGGATCTTCTGGGCGTCGCCGGTTCGCTCGATCTTGGGCATGTCAATCCTCGCAGTCTGCGTGCACGATTCGCAGCTCGCGATCGGCTGCGTAGTATTTCAAACCGACTTCGACGCCACTCGATATGTCCTGGCCCCCGTGAAACCATTTCAGGCTCGCCGTCATATCGATGCCGCTGTCCTCATCATTCAGCCAGATACTTACCGATCCACTCGCACCTGCCGTAATCGCGGCGTTTGTCTTGCCGACCAGATTGACATCCGACGGGGGAGCTATACGGACAATCGCCCATTTCGTGCCTGTGCCCGATTCCTTCCAGAGGATCTGCCAAGCACCAATAAGCGACGCGTCAAGCTTCGTGCTGTCACCAGGCCCGACGTCGGCACGCATGATGATCTCGTGCGAGACCTCCACGCGACAGACAACGATACCGTCAATGTAAGCTCGACCGATCTTGCCAGCCGCGATCGGCTCAGAGGTTACCGCCAAATTTCCGCGATGCGTTTCCTCTGGCGTCACACCCGAGAATGCAAAGTTAAATTCAAATTCGTGAATATTCGACGAGGGAGTGATGACCGGCTGACTAATGCCCAGCACTGCGAGACGATCGATGTCCGATCCGCTATCGTTTCGCACCAGCATCTCGACGTTCGGCTTGACGCGCTGGCGCACCTGCCCGGCCTCGAGGTCACCGCCGAGTCGATGAGCTTTCGCAGCTTCAAGGCACGCGTTCCAATCAGACGCGGACAGTCCGCTGAGTGGGGCGCCGGGCAACACCGGCTTCAGGTTTGCCATTACGGAATTCCTAGCAGGTCGAAGTCGGTCCGCTCATACGGTCGCGAAATCACGTAGGCCGCGGCCCGCTCGACAATCCGATTCGCGGTGCCATCGGCATCGTATTCGTGCAGCGGCCAAATCAGGTCCCAGCCATCTTTGGCGATGTCTTCGATGCCGTCGATGGTCAACCCCGTCTCGTTCTTGCGGACGCCGAACGTGAACGTCAGTTGCCAGTCGTCGTTGTTTCGCGCTCTGCCAGACACCCCCATCAAGAGCAGTTCGCCAGCAGCACGGCCCTTGAATGTCGCGTTATTCACGCTCGGCACCATGTCCTCGAGCTGCTTTTGATACGCCTCCGTGATGACGGCATTCGCAGGATAGATCGTGATGACGCGGCGAGACGTCGGGAATAGGATGTCGACGCCCTCGACCTTGCCTTCCGTGTTGATGTTGATCTTATTGCCGACCAGGCTTGCGTAATTCGCCACCGGATCACGCGGATAGATGTTGACGGTACTTTTGGCGAAGTAGATGTGATTCGACTCCGTTCCGATGTCGAAACTGTATTCGAACTCACCGGTTTCCGGAGGCGTGTACTCAAACGCCTTCAGACGCCCGTACTCGACATCCACGTACCAGATGGGTGTAGGGAATAGGCCCTTCTGCTCAATCGTGGAAATCGTGCGCTTCTTTAGCCCGTCCGCAGTCAATGCAGGCGCGGCCGCGAACACGGCGTCCATCACCTCGGCCTCGTCCTCGGAGCCGAACGCCTGATAGTGCAGCGTACGAGCGTTGTCGTCGCCTTCGACGTACGGGAATCGTGTTTCGACGGTAACTGGCATGTTAGGGCCCGAATGCTAGATTGTTCTGTTCTGTCGCTTGGCGAATCTTCTTCTGTTCCTCGAGCTGAGCCTTTGCGACGTCGAGTGTGCGCCGTGCAACGTCTTGGTCGCGTCCGCCGAATATCTGCTCGAGACCGCGGCCTGCGAAGCTCGGACCCGATGACCTGGCGATCGCGGCGCCGGTTGCTCCGCTGATGCCGTCGAGAATCCCCTGGATCTGCTGAGGCAGTCCAGCGCCTCCAGCGCCGCCATTCGCCTCTGCTTGCTCCCGTGCCTCGGCGGCCGCTGCCAAAGCTTCCGTCCAGCGATCGCGTGCCGCCTGCAGTTCTTGCTGAGATCCCTCGAGTGCCGACCGCTGGCCCTCGTTGATGGCCCGTTCCTCTGCCTGGCGTTGTTGCTCGAGCGCCTCGCGTGCGGCGATACGGTCTGCTTCGATTCGCTCGAGGCGTTCCTGTCGCGCGCGTTGGCGGCCGAGAATGGCCTGGTCCTGTGATTCTTGCCGCCGCTCATTGTTCGCGGCCAGATCGTTGCCGAGCTCCTGTGCCGCTGCTGCCGCGTCAATCGTCTCGTCGAACAGTGCCAGTACCCGCAGAACGCCCTGAGCGATCACACCGATGACGCTTTCCCAGGTGCGAGCAATGGCGTTGGTGAATACCGTCCAGCCATCGGACAGCAGGTCAATGGTCTCGAGCCAGGTCGACTGGATGGCAGCCCACGCATCGGTGAAGAACGCAGCGGCTGAGAATGTCGCCTCATTGATCACGTTGAGGAAAAAGGCCTTCCACTCCTGCCAGATGTTGTTGAGTGCCGCGACGCCTCGCTGCCATTCGACCTGCAGCGTGAGCCAGAGGATCTCGCCGGCCTGGGCGATGTTTCCTGCCGCTAGTGCATTCGCGATTCCATCGAATGCACGGAGAGCATCATCACGCAGCGAAATGAACGCGCCCCGCAAAAAGTCAATGCCGGCCGCTCCTGCACCGGTCAGCGACAAGACAGCTGCGCCAACTCCGGTAATTGCGGCAATGGCGAGACCGATTGGAGACAACAGAAAGGCAAAGGCGGAACCGAGTGCGGCGACACCGGCACCGGCAGCGGCCATGATTGTTGAAAGCGAGCCAATGACTGCACCGACAGCCACGATCGAGACGCCGATGACCACTAAGGCGGCCGCGACGGCAGCCGTGATCGCGATCACGCGGCCAAAACCCGCGACGAGCGACTGGTTCTCCGCCAGCCATCGCTCGGTCCAACGAGCAGCGTCGACCAGTCCTGACACGACGGGCGTGATTGCCGGGAGGAGTGCCGATCCGACCTGTACCGCAACGTCGCTCACCGCTCCACGCAGTGCCTTCATCTGATTCGCAAAGCTGCCCGCCGATCGGATCGCGTCGCCCTGTGCGGCCGTCGTGCCTCGCATGATGATCGACAATCGCGCGAACACTTTTTGCTGTTCGGTCGCATTGGCGACGTCGACGCCTTGGGAAAGCAATTCTTGCTTGACCGCAGCTTCCGACACGATGACGCCATACTTCTTCATGACCTCCCCGGATCCCGTCAGCGCTGCCTGCAGGTCATTCAGCGCGTCCGCATCGGCCAAGTTGTTAAAGCTCGCCAGGTCAACCGCCAATCCAGTAATTTGCTTGCTTAGATCAGTCGCGGTATCAGCGTCGAATCCGATCGGCACCAGCAGATCCTGGGTTGACGCAAGAAAGTCGGCAATTTGAAGCTTTGATCGACCCACCTCCGCAGCAAACTGATTACCCCATTCTTGCACGATCCCGGAACTTTCCCCGAAGACGACGTTGAACTTGTTCATCGTCTCCTCCATGTTGCTCGCTTCGCGAACTGCAAACGCAAGAGGCGTTATTGCAGCGGCCGCGAATCCGCCAACGCGGGCGCCAATACTTGCGATGCCTCGGCCGAAGCTGTTCATCTGCCGGCTGATACTGATCAGTCCCTGCCTGATGCGATTATCACGCAGGAACATCTCAATAAATGCCGATCCGGCTTTAACTGATCTCGCGGACGCCATGGTGTCGGTAATACTCCTCGACGCTGCGACGCTGATTCGCGGGCAGCAACGCCATCTTTTGCATGTGCTTTAGGACAAACTCCTCACGCGTCTGCTCTGGCTTGTCGCCATCGTAGAACGCGTGATCGCGGTACGGATGGATGTCCGCCGGGTGGAGTGGTTCCTCGCTGTCACCCTGCAGGAAGTTCAGCAGCGGCACCGCCCAAAACACGACTCGGTCCCACCGGTCCTTTTGGATCTCGCCCGACATCATCATCAGTTCGCCGAGGGTGTATCTCCATCGGCCGTCACGCCCTGCTGGCTTGGGGTCGATCCCGATACTGCCAGCGAGCTCATAACAGAGTCGATAAACGTCTTCGCCTGTTGTTCGGTGTCCACCTTGGCCACTTCCCGCGTCACTTCCGTCTCCACTCTCGACTGTACTGCCCGAACAAAGCTGATCATTTTTTCCATGATCATCCTGTGTTCGGGCCGTCTGAAAAAATCGCGGATTGCCTCCAGCAGCGACATGTATGCTTCGGCGAGCACACTGCCTGGCAGTGCTCGCAGGAAACTCGTTTGATCGACGCCACATCCTTCGGCATCGCTTTGGCAAATCAGCCAGAGGATGTCGGACAACAGCAGGTCGTCGGTCTCGATCTTTGCGAATACCTGCTTTGCCTTGTCCTTGTCGACGACGTCGTACAGGTCGACGCCTAGAGCGTCCTTGATCTTGCGGTATTCGTACGGCGTAACGGCAAGCGTCCATTCCTTGCCGACAGCATCTTTGAAACTCGCCATGTGGGTGCGTGAACCTCCTTCACTCGTGATTATGCGAAGACAACGCGACGAAGCGTCGGTGTCCCTCCGTCGTCGTATACCTCGACCCAATCGGTGTAGCGGATGACCTTCGCCCGTACCTCGATGACCTGCACGCCTTTGACCGGCTTTTTCTGGCCGAAGTTGATTGTGAAGTTTCCGCAGATGCCGATGGCTCCGACGACGTTCTTCTGCTCGGACAGATCCATCAGTGCAACCTCGAGCTTCTGCACTTTCGCTTGCAGCAGCTTTTTGAAGTTGGCATCCGCGGGGTCGAACTGAATCGGAAACGTCAGCTCTCCCTTTTCGATGACGTCAATCTCCGCCGAGAATCCGGTGCGCGCCGTTTCTCGCGTGGTCGTGTCGACCGATTCCGGATCGCCGCCGAGCTCGACGTCTCCAATGTTCACCAGCTCCGCCCACGTAACCGTGGTGAAATCGTAGAGCGGCGTCGGCGGGCTAGATTCGCCCTCCTTGTGGTTTAACGCGTTTGCACCGATGTACAACGCACCCTCGTATCCGAGTCGAAAGCTTTTGGCCATGCCGCTTATCTCCTAGTTCAATGGTTCTTTCTCGAGAAGCTCGATAAACTTGGCGAGAGAATCAGGTTTCGCCAAATCAACGAACGGCCTCGCTGCGTATCGAATTGTCCGCTTTGTCGTGCGTCCCGATGGGAATCGGGTCACTCGCAAAGCCTGCCCACCTTCGTTCACCAATTGCGGCATGGTCACGCCGCCTTTGCGATAGTCTGCGTACACCGCGATGCTTCGCGACTTCCTGCGCTGCTCGATCGGCTTATGGCTCGACGCCAGCAATGCGGGGCCGACGGCGACCGACATGCTCCTTTCCTCCAGGCCAAAAAAGATCAGCCGCCGTAGCAGTCCGCGACCGTGATACCGCGGAGGTTCGCCCGGTGAACTGACGGCCCCTTTCTTTCCTCCCGACTTCATGCTGTTACGCATGACCTTCCGCGAATACCCACCGACGCCACGCAGTACCTTGAGCTCCTTCCGCCGAATTTTTGCGATGACTCCCGCTCTATCGAAAAATGTCTCGACGTGGGCGCCCCAGAACTGTTCCATCTTCAAAGCTCGGTGTAATACGTGAGCGAAACGACCGAAGCAAACTGATTACTTTGCTCGAGCTCAGCCGGCAGAAACGGAGGCAATGTGGTTTCCGTTTCGTCAAGTCGCGTGACGCCGCTGAACTGTGCGTCCCGCAGCAGCTCCTCGATCTCCTGCGACAGGTCAACCAGCTCATCTTCTGCGGCGATCTGCTGGGCCTCGGTTTCCGCGACGATCTTCTTCTGAACCGCGACGAATACCTGAAACGTCCGTGCATGCTTCCTGCGGCCGATCCGATCAAGCGTCCGGGGACCGGGAAACACCGTTACCTCGAGCTCGTTCGACGACTCCAGTTCGCTGAACGGTAGATTACGACGCACCGCCGAGAACGAGATGCTTAGCTGGGCCTGCTGCGTAGGATTATTCAGCCAAGTCTTGATCTCTTCGCACAACTCAGTGATCTTCGGCATCGTTACGTTCCCTTGACCTCGACGGTATGCACACGAATCATCACGCCGTACTGGTCGACCGGATCGTAATGCCGTTCACCTGCCTGGCTGACGACCTCAAATTTGCGTTGCATGCCGTTGACGTCGGCATACGTGATCTTGTCGCGCCGCTTCGGCGAAACCACGTTTCCTCCGATGACCAATGACGATGCCAACAACACAAAGTCGCTGTCCTTGCTGGATGTGATCGCACCCTCCGCGGTTTCCGTTCGAGTCGTCCGGCCAGCGGGGACCACCGTCAACTCGACGGTCGACCCATCCTGTGAATAGGTCGCAGCAACTCCACCAAACGCTGCTAGGCGTTTCCAGTGGAGCTGCATGTGTCTTGCCACTAGCGACATGACAGAACTTTCGATTACGGGACGAGCGCGGTTTCGCCAGGGACGAGCGAATCCGTCGTGATTATCGGAATGCCCATGAATTCCGTGGGCAGCGGTGCCATCGCGCCCGTTGGACTAGTGAACGTCCGAGAGCGCTGCAGCTGCCAAAGCGATCGCTTGTTCATGACGATCATGTTCGGCATTGCCTCGGCCGGGAACAACTCGAGCCCCTTCGTCAGCAGGTCGTCATCGCACGTGTCGCCGGTCGTATTGCCGACGTTCGCGATGCGCCCCACCGACTTCGCTCCACCGATCTGCAAGCCGATCCACCCCATGATCGCAGCGACGTATGCGTGATACTTCAGCCCGCTGCCGTCCTGCACCTCTTGCGGCATGTAGGGATCGATCGTGATCCGGCCGTCATTGCCCAGGATGACCTGGCAATCCGTCCCCATGTCGTTCGTGCGAACCAAGTAGATCGATGTCAAGGCATTACCACCGGTGTCGCCGTAATGCACCATGGATCCGCCCGCGAGTGCGTTGGCCAAGCCCGCGAAACCTGCAGCGGCACCGCCGATAGTGCCCATCAGAATCTGCTTTTCGGCAACCTTGAGCGCCGCCCTCAGATGGCGCGAAGCCTCGCGAGCCATGAAGGCATCGGGGCCAAGCCGATATTGATCGGCCAGGGCCTTGTCCACTCGCATCGACGCATCAAGCAGCTTTAGCGTGACCGTGACCAGCGTATCGGACGACTTGTCGTATTCGATACCTGCATTCACGGAGCGAAATCCAACGACAGGTGCGCCAGATTCCTTGACGTACTTGTGCGTGTCGCCGTCGGTTTCCTCCGCAGCAAGCGCGTTGAGGAACGGGACCGCGTCAAAGATATCGGTCGCACCCAAGTCCGATGCGTTGGCGTCATTGATGATCGCCAGATCGGCCAGTGTTTTGAAGTCATCAGGCATTGTCGTATATCCTCAGAATTTGTTGATTGTGGTATGTCGCTGGGTGCGTCGATTAACCACGCCCACATCACTGAGACTAGGTGCCGGCACGCTTCACGACAGCGGCCAGACCCTTCTTGGCTTTCTTGCGGCTAGGATCTTCATCGGCGGAGAAGTCCACCGGCTCATCAACGCCGTCACCGCGACGCGCCGAAAGCTTTTGCTTGAGTGCCTCGTTCTCCTCGCGAAGCTTCTTCGTGAACTGGACTTGAGCGGCTTCAAAGCTCAAGCCCTTCGCGAAGTACAGCGATCCATCCTGCTCGCCAAACGCCTCGATGAACTGGGCGCCTTCCTTCTTGCGAGCCGACAGCTTGTCATCGCTGGCCGGCTCTTGCTCGGTCGGCGTTGCCGATTCTGCAGGGGTGTTTACCTCAGTGCTGTCGGCAGGCTTCGTTTCGACGTCGTTCGTTGGTTGATCGGACATGGAGTCCTCCTTTTTGGATATATGCAGCCCGTGAGACTCCATGAAACGAGCCACGAACTGAGAAACACGTTGCGGGTCGACGCTCAGCGATACCAGCTCCGGCGCCTCCGATGTCAGGCCCAGTGCGTAGGACACCAGGGCGTCTGCTTCCTTTGCCAGCGATTGTTCCCGGTAAAACAGTCCGTTGGGATTCGCAGCCGGCTCGTCCACGACATCCGCGGCCTGCAGTTCCGCAAGCCTCGCATGTGGCAGGTTCTTCTCGTTTCGCTCATCCGGACTGATGAACGTTCCTCGGCCATCATCATCGAACTGGGTATGGTCACGCTCGAATTCGCGCTCGGCTTTGCGATCCCCGTAGTAGACGATGGACATCCCGAACATGTCCGGATCTTCTTCGGCCAGATCCATCACGTAGGCGCCCAAGTCTCCGTCGGGCGTGTTCCGAGCGGATTTGACGATATGCAGGTCACCAATCGCGGCGCCGTCGATCACCTCGACGTTCTTCGCTCGTGCGGTCAGCTTGCCTAGTCCGTCGCTTGACAACCCAGGATGGGTAAACCGTACCTTGAGCCCTTTGCTATACCCGCGCGCAGCCGAAGCAGTTTGCTCAATGAACTCGTCATCGATCCAGTAACCGTGCCCGAGTGCCTCACCGCGTGCGATCAGCGATGCGCCGCGGATGAGGCCCGCACCATAATCGCCACCGTCTCGCTCAACGCGGGGAAGTCCGTCGCCAGTTTTGAGACCGCGGACGATCTGCGACCGGCTGAATTTCGGTGGTGATTCCAGCACGCTGGATGGATCAACTTTCGACATCGCCGCCTTCTCCTTGATTCATTACGACGTCGGGACCAAACGCCGACACGCCCGGCAGTGCAAGCGGGTAATTCATTTTTCGGGCGAACTCCAGCACCTTGGCATTCGCCTCGATGTTGTCGAAGATGTCGCCGCCGCTCGTCTCACGGACAACGCGATCGAAAGTTGAGAAACCAGCCGCAACCGCCATCGCATGACCTCGGACCTCCTTGACGGGGTCCCACCACGGAACGCCGTCCGGGATCCACTCAAATTCGATGTCGTCGAATTCCCAACCTGATGGCAGTCGGATCTCGTCGTCCTCAACCGCCAGGCCCATCCGCCATTTGGTCAGTTCGTCCAGCACCTCACGGTTGTCTGCAATCTTGGTCTTGCAGCTCTTGATGTATTGAATCAGCCCGCCTCTGGATCCATAGAAGTTTGTGAACGACTCGTCCCAGAACGAATACGGGATATCGAGCGCCTTCAAGGCCAGGAGGATCATCAAGTTGAGGAAGTTGACCGTCTCCATCGCCGGCGTCTTGTTCTCGAGAAACTTCGCGTCGTCTCCCGGGTCCATGTCGAGCAGCACCGGCCCCTTGCCGAAATCAATCTCGTATTTTGAATCCGCGACACCGTCGCCGTCGGCATCGGCTGTCGGTACGACGTGCTCCAACGATGCTTCCGCCGACCTGGTGATGGTGAGGCCGAACATCTGAGCGACCTTGATCCGAGCCAGCGAATAGTCGAATCCCTCGTAAACATCCTGCAGCGTGTTCACGGCAGCAGCGAACGGGGACACGCCGCGGACCTGGTCATGCCGCAGTGTCGAGTCGAAATACGCATGCAGGATCATCGAGGCGGCCGGTACGATCCGACCGAACTCAACGCCCTTGTTCTTCCGCTTGCAGATCATGTATTCGACCGCTGCGCCTGCAGCACTGAGCCTGACACCGGACACCCAGTCCGTGTTGCGGATACCCTTTGGCAGAGCGGCCGGTGTGTCGATCAGCTCCGATTCGATCCCCTGGATCTTTCCGCGAGCGTTACTGCCTGGCGTGGATGCGATCTTCAGAATCCCGAAATCTCCGTCCAGGATCCGCCGTGCTTCGGCGATACGCATGAACCGTTGCAAGCGGTGACGCCTCGCGATATCGCACCGGTGCCTTCCGCAGTATTTCTGCATGTAGTATTCGAGGTCTCGATTGAACCCTTCGTCCTTTGTTTTGGCGCGGAACGAAAAGCAGGTGACGTAGTCGAGGTGTTTGCGGCAGATCCAGCTCGCCAGGATGAAATTGCGGACGACGTCGCGGTTCGTCGCCATCAGCGTCTTACGCTTGCGACTATCGAGGTGCTCGTCCTCCGCCATCACGCGGACCTTTGGCGGCCTCCGCTTTCCAGATGACTCGACGGCATCGTACCCATAGCGGCGAACCTCGCCCTGCTGAGCCAGATCGTGAGCGGCCGATACATCGATGCTTCCGAAGTCGATCATCAGAAGGAGTCCAGCCTGATCCGCATTGCACGCGGCCGGACCCGACCGGCCTGAATTGAGTCGGGATCGAGAGCCCGCAACTCTGCCAAACGTTTCCGAGCATGCTCCAAGTTGACCTTGGTGCTAGTGCCATCGACTGCTGTCTGATCGACAGAGCTGTTGACAATTTCTTCTAGCTCGGCAATTTCAGCTGAGTAGTCAGGCATGATTATTAATCCGCGTGGGCCCGATGTATTCAGGCACACGCGGCCCGTGAAGGTAGGCGTTCACGCACCCAGCGAGAACTCCCTCACTCTACTGATTCAGGCTCGTTGGCCGTTTTCTCATCTGCTGATATTCGCCGATTTTCAGCGTTGAGCAGCATGTACTGCATGCCGACGAAGCGTCGACCGCAATCGCGGCACTCATACATGTGTCGCTTTACGACGTTGTAGCGTTCGCCGGTGTCCCACTTTTTCATGATGGCCCCGCATTCATCAACCTTCAGCAGCCGCACAATGCCGACGTTCGATGACTTGCAGAATTGACAACGACGCGACGGCACCTCAACCACTGGCGGCTTTGGGCGTTTTTTCTTCGACAAGGCTTTTCCCCTATAGATAGCTGACGCGGCGACGCCGCTTGGTTCGTGATGATGTCGGTGGCTGGTAGGCTTCCCGTTTAATCCCGCACATCGAAGCGCCGACGGCTGATCCGACCAGGAAGTCCCAGAGGTGATTGTCTGGCCGGCTCGATGGCAACTCCCACTCGTCGACCTTTCGGCCCGCGTACTCAACGCGTTTGTAGTATTCCGATGTCCAATGCTCGCCGATCATCTTGTGATGGTCCAGCGGTGCGTCGTAGAGCGCGACCGCATGCTCATTGCCGATTGGCATCGCGATCGACTCGTAAGAAAATGACTTCCAGTAGTTGGCGTCGAACGTTAGTAGACGAAGCGATCCCTTATCCGGCCGCGTGTACATCCACTCCTCGCCCTTGATTCCGCCTGGCGGGGTCCGCCATTCGGATATTGGCCGGTCCTTTGCACGCACACCGCGACCCTTTGCTGGTACCAGAATCGGTGCGTACCGATGCTCTCGGCAGACTCGCTTGACCGGCTTTGGCTTGTAGCCGGAGTCGACGAGGATCTTAGCGACGCGCAGAATCGACCCGTCGTCGGTCTTCCACGAACCGTCAGCGATCGTCGTCACGAGCTCGCTGATCGCGTGGTAAATCACACCGTCTAGGTCGCTACCCTTGGGCGCCACGTCTCGCATCGTCTTGGTGACTTTGCGGAACAGGAAGTGGCGACGTGGCTGCTCTGGGTACGTTCCGTAGGCGATCACCTGGCCGCCGAATCGTTGAGTCCACGCAACCAAGCCCCAGGAAAGCACATCGTCATGGACATCGATCTGGCCAGTGATGCAAACCGAGTCGTTGGGCGCGACGCCTCGCGGGTACGGCCTGACGCGCGTCGCGATGTCTCGCCAGCCAAGCTTCTCGGTATCGGCTTGGCCCTCCTTCGTGTCGTTCTGGCATTCATGGAAGAACACATCGGGACCGTCATCGATCAGGATGTTCATTGCGTGCTGAATTGCGGATATCTCGCACGCCGACGGATCGTCCCACGCATAGCACCAGCTCCATGACGCTTCGGCTCCTGCGTCCATTTCCTTGCGGTGCTTCTTGTAAAACCGCAGCGACTCCTCGAGTGCCTTCCGCTTCGACTCCGGATTGTTCTTCTCAAAACCGTGCCGGATCTCCCGGTACTGCCCAAGCCAAAGATCCTCAAGCCTCGTCGGCATCGACTTGAGCATCTTGAATCGAACAGCCATCCAGGCAGGATCGTTCAAGAAGTTTTCAGCGACGTCGTCTTGCTCAATAACGGTGACGTTGGCGACGGCTGCGACGCTTTTGGAGTGGCCACCGCCCCGCAGCACTGACCGCTTGATCTTGCGGACGATCTTCGCGACGGTCTGCGGATTCTCGGCATCCTCATCGGTCTGCGGGTCGTCCAGGATGATAAAGTCCGGCCGAAGCACTTTGCCCGTAGCGGTCGTGTGTTGGGCCCCGCGTGACGCGTTGACCGCCTTCGCCTCGAGCACGCTGCCGGAACAAACAGAATCCGGGATGGTCGGCATTACGACCTGTGCGGCCTTCCATTTGATCTTGGTCAGCTCGCCGAGGTACGTCTGCGAATGGACGGCCTGCGGCTTGCCTCCCAGGCTACGGATCGGGTGGCACACCTCTGGGAACAGGTCGAACAAAATCGGGTTGTTCTCGAGCTCCTGCTTCATCGACTCAACAATCTTCTCGGCGGCCGTGGCGTTGGCACAGTAGACAGCGACGAAGGAGCGGTGACCGTAGACCACTGCCCAGATAGCGGCCCTTACAGCGATCGCAGTCTTGGCGAAGCCTCGCGGCAGCGCCTGAGCCAAACGCCCACCGCGAAGAATGGCCTCCTCGAGATTCTTGACTGCCGCAACCTGGTCTTCACTGAATGGCTTGAGTCCCGTCGACTCCGGGAAGCACTTCGTGAGAAATCGGTGCAGGTCCAGTTTGCAAGACTCGCGAAGCGACTTCCTTCTGATCTTGGGAAGCTCGCCGATATCAGCAGTGGCAAGCGTTTTATGCCTGGAGTGAACTGCTTGGCGACTTGGCGAACGGATTACCTTTTCCACTCGTTAATCCGCATTATTGCGATCGCCAGCCCACTTGGATGCTACATCTTCGATATTAAACCCAGACTGTTGAACATTCACGGCAATCGCACAGCACATAGACACGAATTGATCAGCAATCATTGTGTTCTTTGCACGATTCACATCCCGATGGAGTACTACGAGATTCTCCATCACATGTTTTCCACCTTTAGATACTGGAACAACGTGATCGACGTTGGACGTGGATGGATCAAGATCGACACCAGACAGCATGCAACGAAACCCTTGAGACTCAACAAGTGCTAAAAGCCCCTTTGCGGTAACTTTAGTCAAATCGCGCCCGCTTGCGAATGCCGCTACTTGCTCGCGATGACCATTGTTTCCATCGGCTTTCCACGTGGCGTCTATTAGAGTTTGCAAGGACAACGAGCGACCGTTGCATTGACTGCGTCCAAGTTTCGACATTGACTACCTTCCCTTCTCGATCAACAGAACGAACACGGCGACGACGGCAAAGCGAAGACCGTCGAACATAGCTCCAATACTCCCATCCGCTGGCACTGTCGGGCGAGTAAGCGCCGTGCTTCCCCGATTGTCCAAAACTGCGACGACACCATCGTCGCCACTCACGTTTTGCAACAGCCCGGAGCAGTTCGTCATGATCTCCAGCACAGGAGATTCGGACTAGCTTTCCAGATGCATTTAGACACCAGGCGTTGCCGGCAGGATCAACCCAGGCCTCGAAGGTCACACAAGATGTAAAGAAAGTGCATGGATTTGCGCGTTCCCTTTGGCCTCGCGGTGACCTTCTGGTCATAAAGTCCCTTTTTGTTTTTATTTTGTTTCGCATTCCGCGATTTTCAGCTAACGATCAGCGAAGCCGTCAACGCCTTGACGTCTCGAAACATTGAGAAGCTAAATGGATTCAATGGCACCAGCAATAGATTGATCACGTGAGCCGTTGGCCCTGGTGGCATTGGCGTATAGGAAGGATGTGTTGTGACTGCGTTGACCATCGACACGAGATCCGGCGAAAGATGATCGCTTGGCTGCGGTAGCCATGAGACTGCTGATTGATTCCAGGCGATCGCTGGAGACGAATCCGGCAAATAGATATCTGCAAATCGCGTGGTCGGATAGTGGGGACAATACCACTCGTAATCTTGGAACGGCTCCGGTGTTGACGCTCCTCCCTGAAACTGGATCCGTGCCGAGCTGTACGAACCTGCAGGTAGTCCACTGATTGAGAAGCAGACGGCGCTAATTTGAAACGCACCGGCGTATCGCAACTGAGAGGCAGCCGGAACCCCGGTCGCATTGAACAGCAATGGACCTCCTAGGTTCTCGTACTGAATAACCTCGGCCCCGAACTGCGTGCCCGCTTCAATGTCGCAACAGCATCGACTTACGCACATGCGCTGTTTCATTCGAGCACCGTGACCCTTAGGACGCACACGCAGGAAACGACGATATAGACACCCTCACTAAACACGACAGCATTGCCGTTCTGAACCTTGACGAACTGGCCGAAAATCAGGATGAGTCGCCCACGGTTATCGTGACCGCACTCAATCCGTAACTCAGCACCGGACTCAATGTCTTCAAATAGATCGCAGGTCACGTTACGGCTTGCGGCCGTCGCGAAACTGCATCCGCTGCAGATCCTTTTCGGCGCCCTTTAGCGTCGCCCGAATACCATCGCCAATGATCCAAGACGACACCGCCATCACGATCGCCGTGATCACCTCTGGATCGACATGAATGCCCCAATGAGCTGCAACCGTCACGATGCCACCGGCGACCACTGCCCAGAAGCGGCGCGACGTGAATACGTTGTCAGTCGGCCTGATGCTGTCCGAGACGATCCAGGCAACGATCTGCGTAACGATCGCAAGTGCCAGTTCCTGGTCCAGGCCAACCAGGTACGGACCGAATACGGCAACCATGCCGGATGCGACCGTGAGCATGAATCGCTTTGACTGAATCAGCGACATCAGCCACTTATCCATCAGCCAGCCGCTACCGATTCGCTTTTCCTGTTCAAAACCATCGTGGAACATTGCCAACTCCTTTGCGTGAGAGGCGGGGGCACGAGTCGAACGTGCAGAGCTCGGCTTATGAGACCGAGAGGAAGCCACTTCTCCCCGCCTTGTGCCGAGCTTGGGTCAGGCGCTCGGCGGGCCTGGTTCCGCACGCTGCATGGCGTGGATCAGAATAGGTTGCATTGCCCCTGGAGGCATTGGCCTTGGTTAAACTGCTGCGGAGCAAAGTACTGCTGCACCTGGGGAGCCACGAAGTACTGCTGTTGAACCTGCGGGACAACGACGGCTTGCGGGACAACGTACTGCTGAATCACTGGCTGCTGGATGACTTGCTGCCGAATGATCTTTTGCTGCTGGATCACCGGTTGCTGAACGACGCGCTGTCGGATGACCTGACGCTGAACAACGTTTTGCTGCCGAAATCCCTGCCGAAAGAACAGACCACCGTTCCCACCTCCACCAGCAACGCACGGCGCCGACAACGCCGCAAGTGCAATCAATGCGATCATGAATCGTTTCATTCTGACGAATCCTCCCTGAGCCCGAACAGCTCGCCAACGAGCTGATTCCGCTGCTCCCTTGATAGTTCTCGGTCCTTTGGCATCGCTCCGGATGCGATTGCCTGAATTGCATCGAGCACGGACGCAGGATCCATGCCGCTTTGCCCATCGATAAAGAATCCGCCGTCGGGCGTGGCGGATCCGTGGCAACTCGCACACGCTTGAGTGATCGTGATTACGGCCGCTTGCGGGGCTGATCTGTCGACGCGTGGACGAGGCGAGCGCTTCGGTGCCGCCGGGGGCTGACGCTGGCTCTGGATGTATTCACGCGTGCGTTCGGCCATCCATTCCTTGTAAGCCTGGTAGCTCGGGTCGTCTTCGAGTCGCTGCTGAATCAACGCGTCGAGCTGGACATGGGCCCCGACCGCGTAATAGACCGTCTGCACGGGTGCGACGTAATCATGGGCTACGTGAGCAACATGCTGCTTGACGACTGGTGCCGAATGCGTGATGACGCGCTGCGGCGCGACGCACACGTTGCTCGAGCAGATGCCTCCACCAATCGCCGCGGTAATCAAGAGTGCATGGATCATTACTCCGCCTTTCTCCGCTTCCATTCCGCCAAGTACGCACGCCAAATCTGGTACGCCTGGCGATACTCGCTTGATTCCCAGCTCGTCCTTGGCATTGGCAGACCGTGAGCCATCGACGCGAGCCGTGCCGACATCGGCTTGCCCAGAGACGACCACCACGCAAGTGCATTCTTCATCAGCTCCGGCTTGGCAGACAGTTCCCTGGCCGCTGCATCCAACGTCAGGTCTTGATCGTACGCCTGGATGATTGCCTTGAATGCGATCGCGTTATCGGCCGCCGTCAGCCCGTTGACCATCTTGACGGCCGCCTCGTAATCCTCGTTCGCTCGCTCGATGTATTTGTCGAGACCGGTCAGGTGAAATCGCTCGATGTCAGCCTGCACGTCATGCTTGGCGAACGCTGCCGCGCCGCTCTGCAGGTAGCTTTTGAGCCCGTTTTGCTTCAGCGGACGTAATCCCTCGAGATGGCATGCGATGCAGGAGACTGCGTTGCGGATCTCGACGCCACGGATCCGCGTCGAGTCGACCACGATGTTCGTTGGTGCCTTGACCTGCACCTCACCGGCGCCGTTCGCGAGCAAGTACGCCTGCAGGGCGCCCGTCTGGCCGGTTGTCGCCGACGCCTTGGGAATGCCGACGATCAACTCGCTTGCGTCGTGGTTGTGCTCCGCGTCACGGATGCCGCGGTCGAGGTTCTCAATCGGATCGTTGTTCTTGTTCAGCTCGACGAAGTCGTAGGTGATCCAGCAATCGGTCCGCTTGTTCGTCGGGAACGTGGACACGATGCGTGTGCGATTGATCGCGACGCCGCTGGTCGTCTCGATGTGCCCGAATCGCAGCGGATTGCTTTTGTCGACGCCGAACTCCGCCAAGAACTCGTCCAGCGTCTTGATTGGCTTGCCGAACAGCAGCCGCAGATACGCGTCGCCGCCGACCTCCTGATCGAGAGCGTACTGGATGAACCAATCCGCACGGACAACGAGCTCGGGGCGCCCCGGATGAATTCCGTAGGGATAATCCTGTGCCAGCAGCTCGGGCAGCACGCCATCCCAACCCAGGTTCTTCGTGTGGATCCGGTAGAGGCCTGGTGCAACGACCACCGGCAGCTGATTCTCCAGCGTCGTCTCGGTGGTGAGCGATGCGACCGCGAATCGCAGAATCTTGCCGGCCAGCTCACGCTGTGTCGGATCGATCGTGTTTGTCGTCAGGTAGTACAGGTACGCGTGCTCGTCAGCGGGAAACTTATCGCGATCGGCTTTGGCGATCGCCATGTCCGAGCCAAAAGACAGCTTGACCATCCAGAACACGAGCACGCACACGACCAGCAACAACGCGTTTTGGCGTTTGCGGATTGCGACCATTTCGGCCATCAGCGTGTGGAATTCATTGCTGCTCACAGACCCCTCACGACAAACGATTTCGGGATCTTGACCCAAATGAACTCCGCGTCCGGATCGCCGTCTCCCGGGTCGACAGGTGGCGGCTGAACGCGTGGCGGGCCGTAGCGGGCCTGCGCTTCCTGGATGTCGCCGGCCTGCGGCGAGTGGATCCGCGTGCTGTAGGTCGGTGCCAGCAGATTGCCGCTTCCGATGTGCGGGATGCCGATCACGTGGCCAATTTCGTGGCACGCGACACGCACCAAGTCGATGCGGTAGTTCGGGACGTTGTCGGCGATCACCCACTGCTCGGACGTGTCGTACTTTTGCTTGAGCTGGCGGTCCTGGCTGCCACACGGAAGTTCGGACCACGCAAGGGTCCCAGAGGAGCCATCGATCCGACCCGTGTCGATCACGATGTCGGCGGCCTGACTCGAATCACCGATGTGACTCGCTCGGATGTCGCACACCGCCGACCATCGGTCGAACGCGATCTGAAACGCGCGACGCATGTCGTCACGGCTGATGCCAGGCAGGTCGCCGCGGAAGCCGTAGACCAGGGAACGCTTGCCCCAACGGCAGATCGAGTTGCCGAGATCCATCCGGTCCGGATACGCACAGAACCGCGGCGCGTCGAGCGACCGCTGCGTGATTGGGCCCACCAGGCCGTCTGGTACCAGGCCGTGGAAACGCTGGTACGCATCCACCGAGTCGAAGCCGAGGTCTTGAATCGTGCGGTTCACTCTGACACCTCCACCAGGTCAATCTCGTAGCCGAGTGAACGCGCCAGTCTGTGAACGTTCTGCAGCGTCAAGTGCCCGTGGCCGTTGATGAACCGCAAGAACGACGCGTGATTGATTCCGGCACCAACGGCCAAATCGTATTTACTTCGGCCGGTGCTGATCGCGATTTTGCGGAGTCGATTTTGTAATTCTGCTGTTGCGTCCATTTCATGACGATACCAGCGTTTTGCATTCCAGCAATATGTTAACTAGTCCACATAGTTCTACGGGACTACAGTCAGAACTCCCATTCCACCGGCTGCATGGCACGCTCAACGTCCTCGATGAAGCAACCTGGCTTTAACGGAAGCTCTGACGGCTTCACGTGATTCACCGATTCGCCAAATCGCGGCAGTCGCTCTGGCTCGCGTTTTTCCTTTGGATCGAACCACAAAGCGTTCTTGTCGCCCAATTTGCATTTGCACGGCACCGCAGCGAACGCGTTGATGGGCAAACCATGATCGTTGACACCTGCTCGAACGATTGTGCCGTTGAAGTGCCGAAATCCTTCGCAGCCCTCTCGCACAGCACGCACGTCGAGCGGATGGTAAACCGTGACTAATCCCGTGCGATTGCACAATTCGCAAAATCTAGGGGTTTCCATTTGCGGCCCTCATCAAGCTTTCGTTGAACGCATGCTTTCGCTGCTCGTCGCTGTCGCCGTCTCGCGGTGGCGGCGCTCGAAACGCGGTGCTTCTCGCGATGTCGGACGGACTTGCCCTTGCCTTGCGGCGTTCTTCCTCGGCCTCTCGCCTCGATGCCTCCGCAGCGATTGCACGATTGCGTTCGTCGGCCTGTCGCTTTGCGTCGTCACGTGTTCCCGACGACCGATCGTTCGCGTGAGAGAGCCAAAAAGTGCAAAACCGGACCATTCCCGACTTGGTCTTTCGCTTGGGCGGATTATCCACGCACCACTGGCGGGCCTTGCGCAGCTCGGACTGCACGTCGATGGCGTCGCCGAACGTCTGCTGGTACTCGTCGAGCTTCGCCTGCGGTAGCTCCCAGGTCTTGCCCTTGCCCTTGATTGGAAATTGAATCCCAGAGCCGTCGGTCCGGTCCGGTTCCGGAGCCGCTTGCGGCGGAGGTTCCGGACAAGCGTAAGCAATCTCTTGTGAATCTGGAGATGGAGATGGAGATGGAGATGGAGATGGAGATGGAGATGGAGATGGAGATGGAGATGGAGATGGAGATGGAGGGTTGAATTTTGCTTGAGCGTTTGCTTGAGCGTTTGCTTGAGCGTTTGCTTGAGCTTTACTACCTCCCTTACTTCCAGCCTCGGCCCGGGCGAGCATCTTTTCCCGAACAGCTTCTAGCCTAGCATTCCTATATCCGCCATCTCCCAATTCAAACTTTTCCAGCACCTCGGACAGTTCATCATCGCTCACGTCCCGAACGAAACGGCGGATCTTGGCCATGTCCGAAGGCACAGCGCCCTTCGTCCACTGAATGCACAGCAGCCGAATGTAGGCACCGACTTGGCCATCGGTCATCGTGATAGTGCCTGCGAAGAAATCGTCGGCGTACAGCTGAAATGCGGGTGCCTTAGACATGCTGATCTTCCTAATAGACTCATGAAACAGCAACGGCGGGACTCGAACCCGCAAGCCGGATCTCCCCCGGCTTCTGCCGCATGAAGCGGTTTAACACCCCGCGGCCCGTTCGGGGCAACGTTGCTGATGGACGAGCTACTCAGCCCGCAAAAACGAAACAATCTCATCCTCAGTCGCCATGTCGATCCGCTGCACTGCGATCTCGCGCGCAGCTCGCAGCTCCTGACCGCGGAAGCCCTGACGACGCAATCCGCGCGTGACGGCCGCCCGTAGTCGCAGTGGCGAACGAACCGCTTGGATCTTTGCGACTTCATCTCCGTCGCATCCGCCAATCAGGTCCGCCAAAAAGTCGAACAGCATTGCCCAGTCGATATTCACTTCGTGTCTCCCTTAGCTATCGTCCCGTTCGTCACAGCACGCCGCGTGCTTGTGAATCAATCACGTGCGACCGTTCACGTTGATCGCACCATCGACGACGACATGCTCGTCAACCATGCAAGGCATGCCGCAGACCTGATCGCTCATGGCTCACTTCATCAAAACGTCGGCTCATGTCCCACGAATAGCCCGGCGTCATGTTTCTTCCAACATTCTTCGCACGCTGGTTTCGCAGCCCAGTCGCCACTGAAATCGTTCGCGGCGATCAATGCCGTCGCGGCATCCACTGGTACGCCCCATCTGCTTACGTCGACTCTTCCGCAGATGCAGCAAGTCACCTCCATGTATTTCAACTCAATGTGAGTGACCTCAAGTCCATCACTCATCGCTCACCTCGCTAAATAACGGTTGCTCGCAATTCATCAACGAACGCATCGGGGAACTCTCGATACTCTCTTGCTTTCGCTAATGCTTGCTCTGCCATCTTCCGAGACTTAAACCTTTGGGCGTTTTCGAGCAAAGTAGTCCTGCCTGGATCACCGTCCCAAGGGGCTAGCCAGCAGTCAAAACACAGCTGGACAATCCAATACTTTCTAAACGCCATTACTCACCTCGCTCGTGTAATTCCATCATGCGTGCGTGCAGCCCGTCGTACGTCGATTCCTCCAGGCACGCCAAGAGGAGTTCGGAACGCATTGTCCTGTTTTCGCAAAGCAACTGAGCATTGTCGGCGGCCAGTGCGTCTAACTGCGTCACCGTGTCCAGGTAGGCGTGGGCGACGTGCAAGCAATCCACGCAAAACGCTGACCATGGAAGCCCATCGTCTGGATACGCGTCTCGGAGTTCCGCACCATCACGTACCTTCGCCACCCGCTCGGCGGCTTGCCGTAGGTCAACCTTTTTCCCAGCATCGGGAACATGGTCGTTCATTCCATCCACCTCACGCACTTCTCAGTGCTGCAAGCCGCGTGAATGTGACCGTTGTATCCGGATCGACTGAATCGCAGCGTCTCATGGCCAGAACACACGGGGCAATCAATCGCCCCGCTTGACCCGGGCGTACCACGCTTCCACGGACCGCCCAGAGCAGCCACGATCGCCTGTCTCGCGGTGCCGATTGCCGCGAATCGCTCCTCGCGCCAACAATCAATCGCCGCCAGTTCGGCCGCTGTTGGGTATTCGGCCTTGCCGCACTGACCGGTTGCGGCGGGACCGAAGCACGGACACGAGTCGTAGAACCCACGCACTCCGTAGTTGGTCAGCGAGTCGAAGCGTACACCTGCGTCGCACTCGTCTTTTCCAAGCATCCCGCGGTAGTGCTTGCACCAAGCTTTAGCCATGGACGTTACTCCTTAAATACCCATCACCGCCGCAGTATTCGCACGCACCTGCCCAAATCATGGACTCACCGGTGCCGTGACACGCATCGCATCGCTTCCGGCGCTCAATGCGATCCCCCGTCGCGATTCGCCACAGCTCATCAACCTCTTGCGACGTTAGCGGTATGCAGTGATGTACCTTCGGCTTGATCGCCTGGATGAACGGTCGGTCACTGTCTCTCGGCCGAGATTCACCGAGCAGCGCCCGCAACTCCCGCAGTTCGGCCTCCGCGGCATCGATCCTAGATCGAAGCACCTCATTTTGCTTCGCCCATGCCATGGAAAACACGTCTCGCGGTTGCATTGCCGCGAGCGGCACAACATCTTCAGCTTTCGCGTCATCCATCGCTCACCCCTTTCGCCAAATTGCGGTCCACCCACTTCCGCATCCGCACCCACCTTTGTTCCGGTGTTTCATTCCAAGGATCTTCGTCATTCTCCCACTCGATTTCTGCCGCCAGCTGCTTGGCAATTCCGACTGCGTTGCCGACTTGCTCCGGATCTTCGATGTCGATCTTGCTGACGTCGATCTGCCGAGCCTTGCACACGACGCCAATCGTGCAGCAGTCGCCGTTTTCGTCGATCAATTCTTTCGCGATTAGTGATTTGTCGGGCATGGCATCCATCGCAGCTGCAAGCTCACGCAGGAACGCTTGGCCGCGCTTGCCGCGTATCGCACTTTTTACTTGCGCCCGCCATCGGCCATAGTAGAGCGGGTCATCAGAACAGTCGTCTGTGTATCCACTGCGGTTCATCGCTTCACCTCGTGAACGCCTCGAGTAATCCAAACGTCAGCAGCCCGACCGCCGCACCGTAAACGGCAGCCGCCAGAACCACCGACGCCACAAACACAATCTTTCCACTCACGCGTCAGCCCTCCTGACAATGGCCTCGATGTGCGGCAGCTCCTGGCCAGCCGCGATGACCTTCCGTAATCGCATGTCGCTAATCTTCGCGTCATCGGTCCACAGCAGGCCGTTGCACGCGTCCAGGAAACTCTTTGCCAGGTTGTCGATATCTGGCTTGGCGACGTGCGGCCGTCGCGGCATTGGCTTGGTCTTCCATGTGATGGACCCAGGCCGCGGCATCACGAACAGCAGATCGACAGCGACGGCAGAATCAATCGGCACTCCCGCAAATGCTCGACGCGCCGAAAACCGCACGATCTGCTTGAACGCGTTCACCGGATCGTCCTCAAATGCGGAGACAATCTGCACATGCCTGCCGCGACGTACCGCACGCGGTCGCGGCTGTGCTATTGGTGCGGCGTCGACGACGAATCGGATTTCGGCTTCTTGCTGATCCGTGCTGCCCGGATCTCGTCGCGTCGAGCCTCGCACAAGGCTCGGACGTAATCCCTTTCTTCGTCTTCCTTGCATTCTTCTACGGTCCGTTCTTCGAGTGCCGCGACCTGACCAAGGTTAACGCAACCCGCCAGGTCCAACGCGAAATGTCCGCCGGGCGTCCGCGTATCCACCGCGTCCGCGACCGACAATTCGGGGACATGCTCCGGCTCATATTCCTGCTCATGGACAAGCGTCGCAACGTTACCAGAAGCGACGAGAGTATCGACGTCCGTTGCATCCTTTGCCGGTGGCGTGTTGGACTCGATCAACGTTTGCTCGTCGTGATCGTTCGCACCGTGCTCATCCAACAGCTGCTCGAAATCCTGCTGGTAGCTGATCTGCTTGGCTTCACCCTGCACCACCTTGTCCGATGCTTCGACTGGCTCGTCCCGATTGATCATGTCCTTGACCGCATCGCTGAGTGGCAGACGGCCGCGGTTAATGGCATCACGCACCAACGTTTTGAACGCCATCACCGCCCAGTTTTTGTGCCAGGGCGATAGCTTCTTGTCGTCAACATGCTGCTGCTTCTCTTCGCACTGCTTAATGTATCGCTCCGCCCGCCGATACCCTTCGCTGTACGCATCACGGTGAGCGTTGATCTGTGCAGCAGTCCAGACGTTGCGGACCTTGCTGCCATCCGTCATGTGAAAGATGACGTAGACATGCGTGACCGGCATTGACTGTCGATCCGCGGCCGTGCTCGGCACGTGTCGCAAGCGGACGTTGTCGCCCTTCTCCATCTCGAACGTGTCGCCCTCGTGCACCAGCTCCATCGTGACATCCGTCAAGAGGCCCGTGCGACGCACCAGTGAGATCAGGCCCTTGTACCCGGGGATCAGTTGCACCTTGTCGCCGTATGGCACGAGGTAGGCTTCGCTTCGAATTCCGCCGATCTCGAGGCCGTTGACCGCTGACTCATAGACTGCCATGAAGAGCGAGTCTTTGTCGCAGTTCAGCAAGTTCGGGTTGTTCTGGATTGCGAAGAGTGCTTTCTTCACGAGGGCCGCTGGGTTTACACCCTGCGGAGTGTTCTCAAATATCAGGTCCTGATTCGCCTTGAGCACTTTCGACAGCAACCGAATCTTCGGATGAGCGTTGATCTTCGTCGATTCTTGTAACGCGTTCCCCATGTCGTTCTTCCAATAGCTGATAGAGTTCGTGAATCCACCGGTCGATCATGCCGTCCAGCGAGTCACGCTGCCACCGCACGATCGCCGCCATTTCCGTGTTCGTAAGTGCCCGTCCGTTGAAGCTCAACGAACCGACATCGTTAAACCGTGCGTCGCTGAGCAGGTCCGCGGCGGCCTCAATCGTCGCTTCATACCACTCGTGAAACTCAAGGTCGTCCGGTACCCAAGTCCCTCCGATGTAGCTGCCACCTGGCTGTGAGCAGTCCGCGGCTGGCAAGCAGCTCATCGCACGGCCGCGGTGCATCGGGGCTTCCTGCTTGCCCAACCACGCAAAGTAGTCCAACGAATCTGAATTGCTCATCCGTCTCCGTCCTCTCCATCACCGACCGCTTCGTCATCGATCAAGTCCGGATTGTTCTCCCAGAATCGATGCATCGAATCCTCGATCTGCTCAGCGGCCTTGGGGCCAATACCTTTGATGTCCGTCAGCACCGCTTCGTCCGTCCAGCACACCAGATCGCCGACGGTCTCGATTTCGGCGTCCTTGAGTGCCTGCATGATCTTTGGCGGCAAGTCGTCGAGTGCCTGGTGCAGCTCGATTTCCTTCCACGACTGCGGCTTTTTCTCGAACAGCGTCAGTTGCGCGTCCGGTCCGCGCTCGATCAGGAACGACAGCTCGGCTGCTGCTTCGTCGTATCGGTCCTTTGCTGCCTTCGCTGATGCCTTGGCCAGGATCATGGCTTGCTCGAATCGTTTTACGGTCCGCTGCATCGCCTTGATTTCTTCGTAGTGGTCGAGCTGACGCCTTTGGTCCTGCTCGACGGTTACTGTCTCTCCCTGCGGAGCCTGCGTTGCTGTTGTGTCGTTCATTCCCAATCGTCCTCCGGAATATAAATCGAGCGCACCGTCATCTCACGGATCGCCGGTTCCCGATTGCTCGGTCCGCGGCGAATCTCGTGCGGTTGCACCCCCTCGCAGTTGTCCTTGTCGTCCTCGTGCCACAGTTCTTCGCCGCGTTCGACTCGCTTCATCAACGCGACAATCTTCGCCGAGCTGCCGGGCGGGGCCTTCGTCGGCCGCTTGCACTGCCTTGGAGCGAATGGCCCCTCGTCACCGGTCGTTGCGATGACATTGAAAACGTTCATCTGCATTGCTGTCTTGCTCATTTAATTCTTCTCACAAACGTTGCGGATGATGTCGCGGCGGATCAGCTGAGCGCACCGCGATTCCCAGTAGTCCGCACTGTCGTTCGCGTCCTGCAGCTCGTTTTGCATGTGCGATACCGTGCGGCTCAAAAACGCAGCAGCACAGCACGCACCTACAACGCAACCGCAAAAAAACCATTCCAGCATCATGGCACAGACTCCTTATGCCGCGTCGCCGTCCTTGTTTCGCTCGATCGCCGCGTGTACCTCATCGCGGTGCACGGGCAATGACTTGTCGGCGTCAATCCCGATCCGCACCTTACCGCGGCCCTCTTCGACAATCACGATACGAATAGGACCGACGTGTTTCCAGGTGCCGCTCTCGCCGATGATGATGCTCTGGTTTCTCTTCCGTGATAATACAAGCATGAGTCAACCCTTCCGTGAAAAGATAGAGAATCTAGTTCAGCTTCTGCATGTTGACCCGAAGGTCTCGTATGCGGGACCACGTTGCCTCCCTCACGTCATGCGAATCGCATAGGATCTCGAGCACCGCGTGCATGCCCACCAAAACATCGCGGAGAACCACTGAGTCAACCGCGTTTGACGTTGACCTGCGAACGTTGAGCTCAACGCCGCAGACCTTTGCTTGATGTCGCGCGATCTCGGGAGACACCGGACGGTGAATGACAGTGGACAATACTGCAGCAAGCTCGGCAGCCGTCATTGTCCGCAGTGCATCGCCGCTATTTCGAATGGCGTCAAAGCACTGCAGCTTCTCGGCGTCGGTCAGTTTCGTTTGTTTTGGCATTTAACCCTCCGTGAAAAATGGCCATCCGTGGCCACGATGCATTCCGTTAAGGCAGTGACGTGACGAGCTACTAACCTCATCACTCACGAGGCAACGCACCTCGTGTACGGTAGCCGCGGCGAGCTTCGTGAAACGGATGTTTGCTCGCCGCGGCTGTGCGGGGAACACCCCCGCGTCCAAGCGGATCAAAGTGTCATGCCTGATTGCAAATATTCTTCAATGGTCATGTCTCGCCGCTGGTTGTTATGGCCGCGACACTCGATCATCGCATTCTCAACAGTCAACTCGCCGCCCTGGCAACGCGGCACCAAGTGACCGGCTTCGGCTTCATTCGTGCACGGCCCTTTTCCTCGACCATGCCAAAAACAGCGGTAACCATGCGCAAGCGCGATGTCGGCCTTCACGCGGTTGTTCTTGCCTTTACGTAATAGCGTCTTCAACCGGATCACATCATCGACGCTAAACGGAAAGCGAACGTCTTGCGTAATGAGCGTATAGCTATCGGCAACCTTTCGCGCAAACGCGACGCGCTCAGCGTCTAGCAGCAAATCACCCCAGTTGCCGCCCGCCCTCCGTATTGCTGTCAACAACACCAGTTCGTCGAACGTCATTTCGCGCCCCACATCTCATGCAAGAAAAACCAAGCAACCGCTTATCGATGCTCCGATGCGACTTGCCACACCGGACACAGCGGACAATCACGACGTCGCTATTCTCACATTCGCCATTTCCCAATATCGTTCCCCCTTCTCGATGCCGATAAATCGACGGTCCAGCTCTTTCGCGACGACGCCCGTCGTGCCGCTGCCGCAAAACGGATCGACAACCAGATCGCCTGGCTCTGTCGCGCAGCCGATGATTGGGCGCAGGAGGTCAAGCGGCAGCTGCGTGGGGAAGTCTGGCAAACGTTCGCTGCTGGTACCTGTCAGCCGCGGGATCTGCCAAACGTCGTCAAGAATCTTTCCGCCGCCAGCAGCACGCTTGTCGTTGTATTTCGTCTGCCGGTCGCTTGCTCGCGTCACGGCGTCCGCATTGAAAACGAATCGCTTGGGATCCACGACGTAATAGAACAGGTGTCGCGAAGTGCGATTGAAGTTGTTCGAGCAATTCACGCCGAACGTTTCGTACCATTTGATCCAGGCGCGGCGATGCAGACCAATGTCGTTCAGCATGATCGCGAAGTGCTCGGCATATTCGTCCGGCACGAGCAGCCATAGTGAGCCATCAGGGAGCAGCGAGTCAGTCGCTTTACACAGCCAGTCGTCGCACCATTCCAAATACTGCTGGTCCGGCAACCTGTCTGCCTTCTGTCCGTCGCCATAATCAACACCGATGTTGTACGGCGGGTCAGCAAGCACGAGTCGCGCGTTCTCGACGTGCAGCAACTCCTCGCAGCAGTCGCCCAGCAACACCTTCCAGTTCGATTGCTTCGCAGGTTGCGACTTGACCTCAGCCGCCTTCTGCTCGAGATCGCGTCGCTTCTGCTCGCGCTTTACTTCCTGCTTGGCCTGCGTGACTTTTAGCTCACCGCTCTTGATCTTCTCAAACGTCTCTGGCGATTCGGCTTTGATCTTCTTGGCGTCGCTAACATATCGCGGGCTAACGCCGACCTTACTTGCCGCCTTTTCTGATGCCTTGCCTTGCTCCGATAAAGAGGGCATTTGTGCCCTACTTTTCGGCGGCCGCCCCTTCGGCGTCACTTCTGGCTTTTCAAAGTGCGGAAGCAACTCCACTGCGACCGCCGCCTTTTGACTTGGTGTCAGGTGACGACGCTCGCCGTTCAGGGGCCCAGACGTATTCACCAGGTGTTTGGCCCTGGAGGTCGATGTCGACAAACTCCGGCTCGACGCCTGCGATCTTGCACGCCTTGAGCCGGTGCCGTCCGTCGATAACCTTGCCCTTGAACAGCTCGATGGGAACAAGCAGTCCGTTCTGCTTGATGCTCGCGGCGAGCTCGTTCAGCTCGTCGGCCTGCATCTCCGGCAACGCTTTCGCAGCAGGGTGAATATCCAC